TATGATAACTACTATCATGAAACGACAGTTCGTCAAATACCTTTGGATACTCCTAGTGGTGGGCATCATCTTTCTGACCCATGGCTGTGGACAGGTTCCTCTCGCTGACAAGGTGATTGAACAGCACGAAGCAGAGCAAGCCATTGACGAAACCAAGGAAGGTAGCATACCCAACTTCCAGGGCATTGCTGATGCGCTAGGCTGCGTATTTGCCCCTCAATCCTGCCAAAAATAACTCAAAGAGATAACTACTGCTATTATTAAACTCAAACCCTTAACCCGGGAGTGTTATGGCAAAACTAGCGAAGTCTTACATACGACACGTAAGAACTCCAAAGAAGACCAGCCAAGCCCAAAAGCGCAAGAAGTGCAAGATGAGTTCAATGAACAAGCACAAGAAGCGCAGTCACAAATTTAATGTTGGACAGGGGAGACCATAATGGCTGTAAAGAAATCAAAAGGCATAATAACCAATCACATACAGAGACAGCATGCGGGCAGAGACATAAAACCCTGCAAGTGGTTCAGCGCAAAGACTGGTTCAGGCATAATGGTAGCACAGTACAAGGATACAGGCGACATGGTGGTGGATGAGCAGGGCAAACCCGTTCATTGGAACCGTGCCTAGTGAATCCATACGAGATTAGCGGCAAGCCAGTCCTTAATCCAAAACCACAGGGACCGTTGGCAAGCGTTGCTATTTTTCTGGCTGTTTGGTTGGTGTTTACGCTGCTGCTAGTTCTATAAGCCTAACGTAAAACAGCGTTATATGCGTGTATTATTCTAAGATAGTGTTTGTGGTGCGTGTAGCACTAAACACCGCTGTATGACGCTTAAAATGCGTTTAAGACGGTGTCTAGCGCATGTTTAAGTATATTAGATAGGGCACTAGTATGGGATATACTATGTGTTCTATTAATTCGTATATAACCAAGAAGGTTAAAAGAATTGCCCACATTTTGGATGTCTTAGCCTTTTCGCTTACATAGGCAAACACCCTGCTGTGCAGTTGTCCTATCTTACTTATTAGTGTCTTCATTTGGTTTTACTAGCGAAGATACTGCATCTGCTAGAGTTTGGAATAGATTAGAAACCTGTTCCTTGTTTTTGTTCAATTGAGCCTTTCCGTCCGCCCAATTTTCTGCTTGATATGTTTTGATATCGTTCCATTCATCCTGTGCCCAATTCTGTATCTTCATTGTGAATGGTTTTGGTTGTGGAATTACTTGTTCTGCTTGCACCTTGGTTACTAGTAATACAAACAGTATTGTGATTGATATTACAATTGCTGTTGCTGTTTTAGTTCTCATTTTTGCCTCTTCTTGTTATTGTTATTGGCCTGCTTGGAAGGATTCGAACCTTCGGCCTCCAGTTCCGCAAACTGACGCTCTATCCAACTGAGCTACAAGCAGATACTATCTACTATATAGGATAACTCATTGAATGTCAACTAGAAACTACAGTTAAATTCGCCTTTTGGAGATACTTTTACGGGCAGTTTGGATTCCAATTCGGATTCCTTTTGGACTTCACCTTCCTTGGATTCTTTCTTCTGTTCAACCGTTACGCCAGGATTGAATTCGCAATTCTGTATGCTGCGACCACAACCTGTTAATCCTATAACAATTAGCAGTAGTATTAGACTCAGTATTATATTGCGTTCAAGTTTTTTGTTCATCTAGTTGGTAGGCATAGTTGATGGTTTCCGGATTTTCTCTGTATCTCCAGGCTCCGTTATTTAAATGGAATTTTTCAGCCATTTCGGTTTTTGGACTGAGCGTGACAACGTTCTTGATTGACGGAAATTGATTCTTGATGTAGTCCGATGCCTGTATGATAAGTTGTCTACCAGAACCTCTCGTGTAACTCCAAATGGTATAGAACACAACGGTATCCATGAATGGACTGCAAAGGCTATACATTTCCTCAACGCTACCCGGTATCCCTTCAGTGTAACAAATACAGGTAACTGCACCCAATTCCGTATCATTCCATAGAGCATAAATTTCCGCATCCTCATTGATTCTATGATCGATGGGTATTTCCGATCTAACCGGATCGTCCTTGATAATTTCTTCGATCCACGGATCTATTTTGTTAATCTTCTGTAATTTCATTCGCCCAGATGTTCCTTGTGTTATACTGTATTTAATTTCAATATTGAAATTTATTGCAAGACTTGGGCAGTTTCGAGGCTCAGTTCCTCGTCTTCTAGATCTCTAATTTCCTGTGTGAGCTTATCTATCATGCCTAGATTTCTTAGAATTTTAAACACAAGATTTTCAGTTGACCATTCACCTGCTTTCTCTAAACCTGCTTTACGCATCTGTGTTATCTTTTGTTTCACTGTTCTGAGTTTTGTGATATCCTTGCTGAGCAGTGCAGTTTCTATATCGTGGTGTAAACTGTTCTTCTTCGCCTTAACAGCCGCATCATCAATCTTTGGTTTTACTTTCTTTGGCTTTTCTAGCCATTGATCCGCTATGATGCTGTATACCCCTGTTGAATGATGAGGTTCTTCTTCTCCTTGCACGTAGCACTCTACAGGCAGTCCTTTTACCGTGATGTTGTGTTCTTCCGACCATAATGCTTTCTTGGCGTTATATAACTCTCGCTCCTTTTCGTCTGGCATTCCCTTAACTATAATGTGCAGGTCAAGATCCGAATATTCCGTCCAGGTATAGTTTGCATTTGAACCGGTGATTGTGTAATCAACCACTTCAATTTCTATGCCGATAAATTCTTCAAAAACTTCTGCTATCTTGATTAATTGTTTTTTGATATCAGGCTTTAACTGATCGTTCTCCCATAATTTTGGGTTCAGTCTTCGGTTAACCGTTACAAAATCTGCCTGTTCGAATAATAGGTCACTAATGCGCATAGCATTATTTAGCCCACATTAAATGATATGTTGTTGCTACTTCATTGTTGAAAAATTCGACAATCAATCGTTTTCCGCCTTGGAAAAATTCTAGACTTAACTGGCAATCATTATTGCTCTGTTTGTTAATCCATTCAATTTGATCCTCGCCACACTCTTTGTGTACTGCTGGCCAATCTATGTCAAAATATTCTTCGGGATATTCGTTCAGTGTCCACTGAAACAGTGTTACTTTAGAGTTCTTCATCGTCACCCATGCTATTTAGAATTTCTCTAAGTTTGGTTGATTCAACCTTACCTTTGATTTTACCAACAGATACTCCCTGTGTGGGATCTTCTGCTGTTTCCTGGGTGCCTTGTACTTCAGTTTTTCTCTTTATGGAATCGATTATGCTACTGCTTCCTCTGTTACCACCATTGTGTGATTCCTGTTCATCCTCTGGCAGATCCGTAATTCTAAGTGTTTCTAAATTAAATTCTAGATCAACTTTTTGTCCTACACCACTACTGGAACGTGTTTTCATTAACTGTAATTGATATCGTCCACGCTCACGCATAGCACGGCTAGTAAAGATACCGAACACGTTGTCTGCTGTTTGAATCTTACTCAAACCACCCGAAATGTGTGAATGATCAAACTCAACTTCTTCCACAGCACCTCTGTTTAATTGTGCCGCAGTCACGAACACACATTGTAGTTCCATTGCAAGATTACGCAGTTCTTCTGATACATACTTGTCCTTGACAAATAAATTTTCAGCACTAATTCTTCTTCCTATTGGCATTAATAAATCAAGATAGTCAACCAATAGCACATCTACCTTGCGTCCGGTTTTAATTTCATATTCTTTTAGATATGCACGAATATCATTAGCAGTCTTTCCACTTGGCATATACTTGACTTGGAATGCTCCTGCCTTCTTGCCAATCATCTTGACTTTCATTTCCACATCATCGATGTTCTTGAAAATATCTCTAGTGCTGATACCAGTTGTCATACTATCTACACGCATACTAACCAAATGTTCTGAAAGTTCTAGTGTCAAATAAACAACATTCAAACCTTGCAGTGCCCAGTTAACACCTAGGTTTGCAAGGAATAAGGATTTACCTGCTCCTGAGCCACCTGCAAAAATGTTAAGTTCGCCCCTGTTGAAACCACCAAACAGTTTTCTGTCCATGCTTTCCCAACCAGTGCTTACCTGTCCATTCTTGTCCTTTAGTCCCATCAATCTTGCTCTAGGATCTTCAAAATAGTCAGTGCCCATGTCACGTGCAAGTCCTATCTGAACCGCTTCCTTGACCATAGATTCTACCTGCCCGTAATCATTT